TAAGTATGACATAGGTGATGAGATAAAGGAGTTCAATGTTACCCTAGAGAACTTAAACTGGCGGCGGCAATGTATTAAGACTCAATGTCAGAATGACCTCAGAAAATTTCATCAAGAGTTTCCAACCACAGCAAGAGAGTCTTTTGTAACCACAGGACGTAGTGTCTTCAATATAGATGTCCTCAGTAACCTTGTCCTAACATCAGAAAAACTACAGAGGGAAGCCCCATCAGAAGGATTCCATATACCCGTGCAAGCATGGAGAGAACGGGGTGGAGAGAAATACATCATAGAGTCAATGGATGAAGGAGAGTTACAGGTATGGCAGAGACCCCAGCCCGGTAAGGAATACCGTATAGGCGCAGACATATCAGAGGGGTTAGACGTAGGTAGAGACACAGACTGGAGTGTAGGTGTAGTCTTAGATGCAACAAGCATGGATGAGGTTGCAACTATACGTGTAAAGATTGATCCAGATTTATTTGCATGGCAGCTTGCAAGTTTAGGCAAATGGTACAATAATGCTAAACTGATTGTAGAAAGGAACAACCATGGACTTGTGACATTGAAGTTTCTTTCAGATGTACATCTATATCCAGACATATATTCGGAGAAGATACTAGACGAAAGATCAAGTCGTTCAGCCCGCAAATTAGGATTCCATACCACAGTAAAATCAAAACCCCTGATTATAGACTACTTAAAGGAATTAATCAGGGAAAATGAAATAAAAATCAGGAGTCCCAAGGTTCTGGATGAATTACAGACGTTTGTAAACTATCCCAATGGCAGAATGGCAGCACAGTCAGGTTCACATGATGACTGTGTAATGGCCTTGGCTATTGCCTGTTTTGGATGTAAGATGTTTCCTGCAATGTCAGAGTGGGATAAGAATATAAACAGAAGACATTGGAAACCAGAACTTAAGTTCTTTCAACCATCTCAGTTATGAGTAATGTAATAAATGTAGATTTTAGGGAAAATGCTCTGTCTAATGAGCAGAGGTTTATAGAGGAGGTACAGCCAATACTACAAGATTTGGTGGATATTGCACGTGACAACTTTGGAAGTGTTACTGCAACAGAAATACTTAGTGATGTGATGGGAGTTCTATATAAGTACGCAAAAGAAGAATACTATGTACTTACTATGGAGAATGGTGATACTATAGACTTTACTTTAGATTATATTGAATGAAGATATTATTATTAATTTTACTATTATCTGGATGTGCTGTTAATGGCAGCAAAAAAACAGAATTAGGATACTGGTTAGATGGAAGATCAAAGTATGAATCAAAATGGCAATGTGTACAAGGGGATGCCCCATATAAAACAAAGGAGTGTTAATGGCAGAATATGAAATGGAAGAACCTGAATCTTTAGAGGAGGCCGAGCCTGAAGGTAAAATGAAGGTTGGTAATAAGGATGTAGACGTAGATGACTTTGCTGGTGTAGTACAGGAGAAGTTTGAAGAGGCAAAGGACTACCGTAGAGATCACGAACAACATTGGTTGGAGGCTTATGATGCATATAGAGGAAAGTACCCCTCAAAAATATCGAAGGCACATGAACTGGCAAGTGAAAGGGGTATATTTGTCAATCAGACTAGGCGTAAGATTAACTCAGCGAAGATTAAGGTTAATACGTTACTATTTGAGGACGGGAAAGTACCATTTAGTATTACACCCTCACGCAAACCAAGGTTCTTTCCTCCGGATATACAAACACCACCAGACAGACCTGACTTGCTTGATGATGCGCTTATTGAACGCAGTAAACAGATGGAGTTTAGGATTCGTGACATTCTGGAAAGAACAAATTATAATGAAGAAGTTCAACACGCTGTACATGAAATGTGTCTATATGGCACAGGATGCACGAAGGGTATTACCCTTGAATATAAAAACTTTCCTGTCTACACTACGGTTCAGACTCCAGACGAAATGGTCGCAATTGAGTCAACCCTTGAACAAGAGTTAATGCCTACATGTAAGTTTGTAAGTATATGGAATGTATTTCCATCTCCAGAAGCTATAAACGCAGATGATGCAGACTATGTTATCCAACGATCATTTCTTAGTAAAATACAACTTAAAAAATTAGCAAAGACAGCAGAAGGATTTATTCCGGGTTCCCTTGAAAAGGTTCTTGAAGAAGAGATAGGACTTAATCATGGAGGAGATGACAGCGAACATCCTAAGAAGTACAACGAGACTTCAGCTTCAAGGTTAAAGAAGTTTGAGGTACTAGAGTTTTGGGGCCGTTTAGATGGAGATGACCTAGAACCACATCTATCAATTGACTCAGAAGACGTTCCAGATGTCATACCTGTAGTAATTACAGTTATAGGCGACAAGGTAGTAAAAATTGCAGAGAACCCATTTGACGACACACTACCATTCCACTTCTGTAACTGGCAGAAGAATCCAGAGTCAATATGGGGAGACGGTATATACTATGCAATCAGAGATGCACAGGCTATCCTGAACTTTTCCTATGCAATGATGATAGAGGGTAAATCCTTATCGGCAGCCCCACTTACAGTTATAGACCCCAATGCATTTGAACCGGGTACAGACACAGAACAGATATATCCGGGTAAACAGTTTCGTGTAAAACCCGGAGCTTCAGTCCGAGATTCCTTCACTTCAGTACAGATTCCAGATGTAACAAATGGACTCCTATCAGTAATCCAGCAGATGGAACGTGAGGCAGACCTAGACTCAGGTCAAACCAGTATAGGATATGGGGATCAGTCTCCATCACAAACCAAGACAGCCACAGGCATGTCTATCCTTAATTCCAATGCAAACAGGCAGACCGCAGACGTTGTAAGATCAGTATCTTCAATGATCACCAAGAACATAGGTGCCGTATATAGGTGGCTTATGGTGGACTCTACAGACATGTCCATTAAGGGAGATTATGAAGCAATATCAACTGGTTACGAGCAGTATGTTGCTAAAGAAGTACATAATACACAACTTATTAACTTCCTACAGGTAATTGGTCAATTTCCTGAAATAAAACAATATCTTAAGAATGAAGCATTTACAAGACCATTACTACGTGCTTTTAACATGGAACCAGATAAGGTTGTAAAGACTGAAGAAGAGGTGACAAAGGAACAGCAAGCTGCATCTGAAGCACAGCAAAAACAAATGGAAGCTCAAGCTCAAGCTGCTCAACAAGCTATTGCACAGCAATTACAACAAGAAACCCAAGCAAAGGCTCAACTAGCACAACAGCAAGCTCAAATAATGCAACAACAGACACAAGCTCAAACAGAGTCTAGTATAGCAAAAGAGCAGAATAAGGCTCTATTAGATGAGAAGCAGTCTGTAGGAGAAGACCAGCGTAAATTAGAAATTCAAGAAAGAATATTACTAATGAATCAAGGTAATGTTCTACATCCTTCTAATTTAGAGAATTATAGTGTTATATTACGTGAAGAAAAAATGAGACAAGAATCACAATTAACTAGAATAAGGTCAGAAGAATCAAAAGAACAGGAGCAGGAAGAATTAAGGCAAGTTATGGAGCAAGAGAGTATACAAGAACAACAACAGCAACAACAACAAGGGGGAATGCCTCCACCTCAAGAAGAAATGCAACAACCTCAAGGACAGATGCCTGAAGACCCAACACAAGCAGGGCCAGCACAAGAGAGACTACAGGGAGGCCCAACTGCACAAGATATAAGAAAAAGGGAGTTCGCAGAAAATGCCCCGCAATGATATGTTAGGTATGTTAAGCCAATCTCCGGGTTGGCAAATTTATAAAGAAATGATTGAAAAAAGAATACAAGATGCATATGATATAATTAAATTGAAACAATTAGTTGACCAAGAGTCAGTTTCAAGGCATAATGTATCTATTGGCAAGATACAGGCATGGACAGAAATGCTTGAGATTGCTGAACCGAAATAAGAATAGCCTTTACTCCATTAAGGAAAGGGCCAATATTAACCAATCCGTTTAATCGGGACATTGGAAGGAGAATATGTCAGAAGAAGAGGTACTCGATGAGGTAGCTGAAGATTCAGAAGCCTCAGACGAAGAACTATGGACTCAGGAAGAAGAAGTTGAAGGTAAATCAACTGAAGAAGGTACCCCTGAAGCAGAAGCAGAAGTAGAAGAAACTGAAGCAGAAGCTGAGGAGCCAGAATCAGAAGATGATGAGACCGAAGACGAAGAAGAACCTGAAGAACCACAGCACGACTATGAATCTCGATATAAGGATTTAGAAAAAGAGTTTCATAAAAGGAATGAAGATTCTGCTAGATTACGTCAAGACTTCGATGAGCTAAGGCTTAGAGATGTTGAGAGAGAACAAGCACTTCAAAGGGTTAAGGACGGCCTTTCAGAAACGGAAGCACCCCCAGTTGATCCTAAAGATAGTAGTTCTTTTTTCAATGATGCTGACAAGCAGACAATGGAGGAGTTTTCTGAACTGTCTTCTACTTTCCGTAAAATGATTCAGCATGAAATGGCTAAACAGGGTAGTACCTTGCAGGAAGCCACCATACAGTCTCAAGAACGGTTAAAGTATTTAGAAGATCAGGGTAAGGAACAAAACTATCAGAACTTTTTACAGTATCATGAGGGTTATATGCATGATAATGTAGGAAATGACTACAGAGATATAGACAAGGATGCTGATTTTCAAGCATTTGTTTTAGGTAGTCCAGCGATGACAAAAATGATGACTGAGTCAACAGACCCAATCGATCATGCCTCTGTTATGCAATTATTTCTGTCAACCCAATCGGGTCAAGATGCGTGGCGACCTCCAGAAGTCGAAAAAAACGTCAAAACGAGTACAAAACGACAAGCTAAGAGGGCAGCAGCGACTGGTCTTTTAGGAAACTCCGCACCCGTGAAAAGTAAAAACACGGACAATATGTCCGATGATGAATTATGGGAAAATATTCCCGAATAACAATAAGATAGGAGTAAATTATGGCTGCATATGGAGGAACAGGCTCAATAAGCGGATCATCTTATGGTGATCTAAGCAAGAATGATGCCTTTACCATACAAAAGAAGATGTTACCAATTGCAAAGCGATTGCTGACATTTGCGAAATTCGCACAAAAAGAAACTAAGCCCCAGAAACAGGGATTAGAGATTAGACACCGCAGGTATGAGCGTTTTCCAGTAGTGGATACGCCTATTGCAGAAGGTGTTACACCGGACTTCTCAAGTCTTGAGCATACTACGCTCATGCACACGCTAAAGCAGTATGGTTCATACGTGAATACCACGGATGTCCAGATGGCAGCAGCCAGCGATCCGGTTTTAAAAATTATATCAGAACGACAGGCAACACAGGCTGGTGAGACAATTGACTTTCTCAGCTACAAGGTCTTCCGTGCTGGTACACAGGTAAAGTATGTAGGAACAACTAATGTTGCTCGTACAGATGTGGACTTCACAATCGGTAATATTGCACCGACACTTGGTAATCCCTCAGCAGGGACTCAGACATTATCTGCCCTTCAAACGGCAATTCGTGTCCTTGAGAACAACGATGCACAGAAGCTCAAGTCAAAGCTAAAGGCATCCGTTGGTATCGCTACCGAACCAATCCGTGAATCGTATATTGCGATTTGCCATCCTGACCTACGTCAAGACATTCAGGCACTTCCCGGCTTTGTAGCTGTAGAGAAGTACTCTGAACAGAGTGATGCAATTGAGGGTGAGATTGGTGGTGTAGAAGGAGTACGTTTTATTACCACAACTCAGGCAACTCCCTTTAAGGATGCAGGTGACACCAATGGTGTTGCAAACTGTGTATCTACAGGTGGAGTAAACAATGACGTTTATCCAGTTTTAATAA